GGCCGGCCCTTCTTCATCTCCATCTTGATGTTCTTCGAGATGGATTTCTTCGAGTAGCCCTTCTTCAAAGGCATGGTCGTCTCCTATCAGGCGATGCGATACACAATGTAGCTCGTGGCCGAGTCCTTGCGAACACGGAACCGAGCAGCAGCGCCGGCGGTGCCGGCCGTCGCGGGCGCACCAACGATCGTCACACCGGTGTTGACCGTGATGGTCAGCGCGAACGCGGCCAGCGTGATGAGCGAGAAGTCAAACGACTCGCCCACCGCGATGTTCGATGCAGCGCTGAGCAGCGCGGCCGTCGGCAGCTGGATGTTGCGGCCAACGGTCGGCGTGGCGGTCACAAGACCACCGAGCAGATCGCCAGCGGCAAACGCCATTGCGGCGCCATCTGCGATGTCAACCGGCGCGCCCTGCGGCTGCCAGTTGCCATTGTCGCTGATGACCGGAGCCGTACCCGTGGCGAACAGCACCGGGAAGGCACCAGCCTCGATGACGACAGTGCCGCCGGCCGAGAAGGCCGAAGACACCCACGTCGTGTTGACGACAACCTGAAGCAGATCGTCGGCAGGCGGATAGTTCGGGAAGCCAAGCGTCTGGAAGACCTGGGCCTCGCCCTGAGTCTTGACCGCGATCTTCTGATTCGCGGTGAGCACGACCGTGGCCGTGCCCTGTGCAGGAACAAGCGTAAACGACATGGTGGACTCCTTATCTTTCTTTTACGTCAGGGGGTCTGGCTGAAGAGCAGGATGCCGCTCATTTCGGGCTGCTTGTTCACAACGCCGAAGAGAGTATCCAAGCGGTACTTCGTCTTCATGGTGTTGATGTCGTACTGCTTCTGCATGACCAGCTCGATGCCCTGGTCCGTCGAGGCACGCAGCACGGCAGCGCCGCTGTCGGCCGGAACCGAGTAGCGACCCGGCAGGATTTCCAGCGCATCCTTCTGCCAGAACACGTTGACCGGCGCAGCAACCTGATTGAGGTGGCTGACGGTGGCCGCTGCGTTCGGCGTCACGATGACGTTCTGGTACTGCGCCTCAGCATCCGAACCGCCCTGGTTCGAGATGATCGGGGCCGTGATGACCATCGTCGTGCCGGTGAGGACCTGCACAACGCGGAAGGTCTTCAGCTGGCCCGTGTCGCCCTTGGTGATGTGATGACAGGCGTTGACGCCGCTGATGGTGATTGCGTCACCCGCAGCGAAGTTCGCCGTGGACGTCACGGTGATGGTCTGGAACCGGTTGTCGACGTTCGACGTCTCGCCGGTGACAGCAACGTCGGTAGCGCGCGGAACCCAGAAGTTCGCGGCGCCGGCGAGGGTGCTCATCGTGGTGGTGAGCACGCTGCCGCGCAGACGGTTGGCGTAGTCGAACTTGTAGGTTTCGAAGCCAGCCACATTGCCGACGTACCCACGGCGGTAGGCCTCGTCGGAGATGCGGTTGCCGAAGCTACGCGTCGAGGCGGCGAGATTGCCAGCCATCGCGTTGTAGTCGCGGCTGCACAGCGCGAGGAAGCGATCGAACGCCTGCACGCCCTGCTCGTTCATGATCGTGTCGCAGAGCGCCACGTCGTCGTAGTCGCCGGCAGCGGTGCCGACCGGAACAACGAGCGACGACAGGTTCGCAGCGGCGCCCATGATCGCAACGTTGATGTCGCTGGCCAGCTTCTGCTTCGCAGCGTCGCCAAGGCGACCTTCCTGCAGAGCATCGCGAAGCTCAAGCGCGTCGAGCACCCACGGGACCGAGCGCTGGAAGCCCAGCTGCGCCGGAACCGCCAGCTGCGTGTAGTCACCGAAGTTCAGCGTCTGATCCATGCCGCTGAACGACTGAGCCACGTAGGGCTGCGGGCGCCAGATGATGTTGTTGGCGCGCTCCATCATGCTCTGGTCGGTCGCATAGACCGACACATTGCGCGAGAGGACCAGCGCGTCGTTGAAGCCTTCGAGGATGTCCTCGAATGCGACTCGTTCTTCCTTGCTAAAGCTGTTTGGCATGACCTATTCCTTTCAGCCTGAGTTTTTCTTTCCACGCTTGTAGGCGATGACCTTAGAGTAGTTTCCGGTCTTTTCCGCCTCAAGACGCAGTTTCTCTAACGTTGAATCTACTGCTCCAGACACTCGCCCGGTGCCTGAAACCGGTTTCTCTGGCGCGGCGGCTGGCTTTCGGCTCGTGACTTTCAATTGCGCCTCTAGTTTTGCCGCCGCGAAGGCGAACTTGATCGGGTCTTTGATTGAGGCAAGCTCCTTGGCCTTCGTCGGGTTCTTGCCCAGTGCATACACAACCAGCTCTGGATTCTCCGACCCCTGAACCAGAACGCCCTGCTGGGTCACGCTGAAGGTTTCTGTGACGAACGCTTCCGCTTCATCGAAGTCAGAAACGCGCAGACTCGCCTTTGCCTTCGCGTAGTTTTCCAGCCGGCCTTTCCATTCTTTCGCCTGGGCTTCCTGAGCGGCCTTCATGCCAGCGACAGCCTCATCGGACTTTCGCTTGCGCTCAAACCAGTCCGCCAGAGACTTCTCGAACTTCTCGGCGTCGTAGTCGCAGTCTTCGAGCGTTGGCTTCTTTCCCACAACGGGCACCTGCGCTGCGGCAGGCTGCTGTGTTGAGAGGCGCGCTTCCAGCTCGCGATTCCGTCGCTGAAGCTCTCGATGGCTCTTGCGTAGCTCCTTCACCCACGCTGGTGCCGGTTCATCCTTCGGAGGCGGCGCTTCCTCACCGATGGAAACAACAACCTCGTCGTCCTCGCTGGCCGCTTCCTCGACCGGTGCCTTCTCGGCTGGTTCGCTGGACTCGGCGGCTTTCGTCTCGCCTTTGTCCTCGAACGGCTGGTTTGCGATTTCGACTTCGGCCTGCTTCTCTACTGCCGTTTCTGCCTGCACTTTGTCGACCCTTGCTCATCCTTTGGGGCAGGATGGAAGCCCGAATCACCAATACAGTGGCAGCACCATGCGTGCAACCGCACTGGCGATTGAACTCTAGCGCGAGACAATCGCGCCCTGAATCTTTGCCATTTCGGCCACGGTCTTGGCGCGCGTCTCTTCGGTCTTTGCGCGCGTCTCCTCGGCCTTGGCCACCGTCAGCACGGTATCGGCGCGCGCCTTCGCCGCCTTGGCCGTGGCCTCCTGCGACGCAGCCTTCAGGAACGTCTCCTGTGCGTTCTCCCGCTGCGCCATGGCCTGCCGCTCCTGCGCCATCGCCGCTGCCTCTTCCTCAGTGGGCTTGACGACGCCGGCGCGGAGCAGGCGCCCACGGAAGAACGACCGCGCGTCGTCGACGCCTTCGCCTTCCATGTTCATCAGTGCCATGTTCGCCAGCACCTGGGTGATTTCCGGGTCCTGCGTGATGGCCATCATGGCCGTGAGCGCGCGTACCGTAGCGGCGCGGCGCGATTCCGACGACGGGCCAACGCTGACGGCGACATCGAACGCGGCGCGCGACAGGTCGTTTTCGATGACGATTTCGCCGCTCTCGCCAATGTTCGGGCGCATCAGCTCGACCGGCGCGGGCGCGCCCGTCACCGAGATCGACTTCATCTTGCGCTTCTCTTCGACGTAGACGTCCTTGGCCATCGACAGCCAGATTTCGCCGCAGCGTCGCATGCCCTTGCTGAAGTTGGACATGTAGATGAACGTCTGCATATCCAGCCGCTGCTGAATCATCTCAACGGCCTTGCCGGAGATGTTCGACACCAGCTTGTCGGCACCCTTCTGGTTGCCGAGGATGTCCTGCATGTCCGACTCGGTAACCTGCAGCAGCGCCGCCATGGCGGGCGGGATGTCCGGGCTCTTCGTGTAGGCGACGGGACCGGCTGCCTGCGTCGAGCCATCCGGCGCGGTGATCGGGTTCACCAGCAGGTACGGATAGTTCTTCAGGTTGTCTTCGGCCCACATCATCTGGTGGCCAGCCACCTGCTCCGGCAGCAGGATGGGTTTCTCCACCGACGACAGCGCCGAGATTTCACCCAGCTTCGACAGCTGCATGTTCTTCAGCCGCTGCGCGTCCTTGGCCAGCCGGACGTGACCCATGCAGCGCTCAACGTTGTCGACGAACCAGCGCTTGCCGTAGACCGGCACGATGGGGATGTGCTTGCCGGCGATGTAGCCGACGTCTTCGAGCACCCCGCCGCCGGACATGATGTACTTGTGGCACCGCTGGCGCTTGACGCGCTTCTGGCGGACCAGCTTGGCGCCTGAGGCCTTCAGCAGCTCGCGCTGCTTGCCCTTATCGGCCTCGAGCTCGTCGTCGGTGTAGCGCTCCTCGGTGCCGTCGGGATAAGCAAAGACGTTGACCGTCTCGCGTACCTCTTCGATCCTGTAGTACTCCGCGATGTAGACGACGTCTGGCGTCAACCAGTCGAACTCGTATTGGTGGATCTCCTTCGGCCACGAGGACGGGTCGTCGCCCCACTCCTCGGCGTACTGCTTGCGCGGAACCGAGTAGAGCACGAAGCAGTACTTCGCATCGCTCTTGTCCTGGCGCTTGGCGCCGAGGTCGAAGAACACGCTGGAGTCGGCATCGTAGATGGGCTCGATGCGGATGCGCTGCCGCTCGTTCTCGTTGTCCTCTTCGTCCTCGTACACCGTACGCAGGCGCCATGCGCCAAAGCCACCGCCGACCGCTTCCTCGAACGCGTTGTCGTAGGCTTCCTGCGCGCCGCTGTCCTGCTCGTCGGCGCGGTAGAGCCCGTCGCAAACGTCGGCCAGCTTGTCGTCCTTGGAGCCATCCTTCGAGACGAAATCGACCGTGATGCGGTTGTTCCGATATTCGTTGATGATCCGAATGACACTCAAGTGAATCTTGTTGACCTCGAACCGCGGCTTGTTCTCGTAGACGTCCTGCAGTGGGCCTTCCCACTGCGCGCCGGCGATCGAGTAAAACCGTCGGTCCTGCAGGCACTGCAGCCGTTCGTCACGCAAGGCCGACTGTACGTCGTCAAACTGAGCCATCGCCTGGGCGTGCAGATTGGCGATCCGCTGTTCAGTGCTGAGGCGAGGCATCGATTACCACCTTGAAACGGTCGGAAGAGGGATGATTTTCGCGCCGCCGGCGCCGGCCTTCGCCGCTCCGATCCGGCGTACGTTTTCGCAAGCGTACCGTAACGCGTCAATGACGTGGTTTTTCTTGTCTTCCAGCACGGGAAGAATGGTTCCCGTCAGCGGGTCGGCCTTGTAGGAGTACATCGACAGCTCGTCGATCGTGTGCACGCAGCGTGGGTGCACGACGATGTCGTAGCTCTTCAAGAACTCGATGCCTTCCTCGACGCTGCGCGGCCCCTTCACCGCCGGCATGATCTTCGGGTAACCATGCTTGCGCATGTGGCTGATAGTCTCCGGACGAGAACCGTCAGCCACGATGGGCCACTTCTCGGACTCTGGTACCGTGAGAAACAGAGACGGAGTGTCAATAACCTCACATCCGACACGGTATGCCTCGTGGTCTACGTACAACGTGCGTCCGACGATGTGACAGCGTATCAGCACCGTCGGGTCGACTGCGAATCCCCAGTCTGCGCCAAACCGATGCACCGCATCGGCCGGGGCCTCGAACTCCTCGATGCGCCAGTTGCGGAACACACGCCGTTCGGTGTGCTTCTGGTATCCGCCAAGCCACACATGCGCGTACTTGTCCGGATCGCGGTTCCGGTCGAACTCCATCTCCTTCTTGAGCACGTCCGGGAACCATGGGTTGTCGCTGTAGTTGACCTCGACCACCTTCGCATCGGTCGGTGCCATCGGGCCACGCAGGAACACGTCGACAGGGTCCTCGTTCGTGTTCGGGTTCCATGTGAACCAGATCTCCGACTTCGGCTTGCGGATGGTCGGACGCAGCAGGTCCAGTGACTTCTGGCTCAGCGAGTGCGCCTCTTCCACCCATGCGCAGTCGTAGCCTTCCAGCGACTTGATGCTGTCTGCCGTGTGGTTCTGCATGCCCTGGAAGATGATGCGGCCAGAGCCGCCCTTGCTCTTGATCGCAGACTCCTGCACGTCGAACAGCGACGACACACCCAGCGCCGTGATCTTCGCCTCGATGAGTCGCTTGACGGACTGACCGAGCGACTTCTGCACCTCGCGGACGCAAACAGTCGAGCGGTTCGGATCCATGACATGCGACTCGACCAGCATCTCCGCGAAGAAGTGCGACTTGCCACTACCACGTCCACCATGCGCGCCCTTGTAGCGGGCAGGCGACAGCAACGGCACGGCCCAGCGAGGCGTTTGGATGGCTAGCGTTTTTGACATAAGACAATCAAGTCAGAAGAACGAGTGTGTGGTAGGATGGGTACAAGAACTGCGACAGAGGTCGACCCCCTCGATGGCATACCCCCTTCATTTTCTGGCTGGCATGCCTCATTCATCGTGCATTCGCCTTGATTCCTCGCCATGAAATGCTAAGGCCTTGGATTCGCTGGCTTTTTCGGCGTCCGGCTGCGGCAACGCGTGCGCCGCGTTTTCGATATGAGGCGGGCTAGGTGCTTGTGCTTGCATGTCGATCACGGGGGCGTCGCGCGGATCGACGATAACCCGCTGAATCGCCGCAATCGCAATCGGTCCGCCGTTCGCCCCAGTTAGCTCAACCCGTTGCAGGTCCAAGCCGAGCAAGCGCGCGCGGCGGTCTTGAACCTTTAGCAGTCGATCGACGACGGCGAGCGCTGTCGCGTCATCGGGCGCGTTATCTGCCAGCCTGGACAGCGTCTCGCAGATACGGTCGAGCCGTGCCGCTTCCTGCGCTCGAACCTCGACCGCTAACTCGTCCGCATGGCCTCGGATGCGATCTAGTCCGCGGAAGACAGCCTTCCGGGCCCCTTCGATCGACATGTCGAGTTCACGCGCGATCTTCTCGTACGTCAAGCCACGCAAGCGCAGGTCTGCGGCTTGTTCGACAAGCGCATCCGCGCGTTGCATGGACACGTGACCCGGCTTTCTGCTTCCTATCGGTCGCCCCATCGTGTCGCATTATGTCAACCGACATGGCTCTACGCAACAAAAGCAAAACCCGCCTTTTGCGGCGGGCTTGCTGGCTTCCTGTTGCGCTCTCGTTCAGGCTCGCATCGGCATCACGACCGCCGTTATATCGGCCATCCCACCGCCATGGCAGAAGACGCGCACGTCAATGCGGCATGGTGCAATCGGACCATCTCCGAGCTGAATCCGCGTCGGGACCGCGCGCTTGTCGCCGGACAACGCCGCGGCAATCTTGCCAACGGCCGCCAGCGTGTCCGCCAGCAAGACCGGGTCGCAATGTTGCGCCGTCGTCCCCTGTCGGTCGCTGCCGTCGAACGTCCAGGCGTTTGTCTTCTTCGGGATGGCCTGGTCCGTCGTGGGCCAGCGGTACTCCTCGTCGATCTCCGGCGACGCCTCCGCCCCTACCGCAAGGCGCGCGGCCGCGCGCTTGTGCGCGTAGAAACCCTCCCGCAAGCCAAGCTGGTCACCATGCAGGAACGACAGCGGAACGTCCACGCGGATCAGCGCATGTCCGTCGGTTGCCTCCAGTCTCGCGACATCGGAGCCGACAACCACACCCTCCACCTCGCACACTCTCCGGACGTAGACGTGGTTCAGGTTGGCGCGGGCCGCGTCGTCGGACGCTACTCCGCCGAGCACCTTAAACACGGTTGACATAATCCTTCGCACGTCGTTCTTCGTCGTCGTCTGCTTTGACATCGTCTGTCTCCTAGGCCGGTTCGTCATCGGGTCGGCCGTCGTTGGTCGCCGCGTCGGTCATCGTGCGCGGCCCTAGTGGTGCATCCATCGGACACACCATCGGGGCCGGGCATATGCCCGGGGGCTGCTACTCTCTGATCCCGGTCAGATAGTCCGTCCGTTCCCACCTAGCGGCATCCATCGCGACGA